GATGTATTAATAGATTTAAAAATATATTACAATCAGATAGTAAAAAATTCTATTTATATACACATCAAATAATTGGTATAAATGAATATAATCAAATAAAAGATGATATTATAACAGAATTTATAAATTTTAATGAATTTATAAAAACAATAAGTAATAATATTAATGGATTATTTTTTATTTTAGTAAAAACAAATACAGAATACTGTAATTTAGAAAATATTAATTTAAATCCATTTATATATGTTGTAATGACAAATAAGGATTTTTTAGATAATGGAGAAATTTTTTATGGAAATCCTCATAAAGAAATTGAATTAATTATTAAGACAATTAAAAGTCATTTATAAAATAATTTTATTTACAAGTTCATGCCATCGATACGGATCAATTGTACGATAGTTTTCGAATAGCTGAGTAATTTCCTGTTCCTTTTCAGCAGAAATCAGTTTCATCTTTCTAAAAATATCATATCGTTCAGATAGAAGTTTTTGTAGAACTTTCATGATATCATCTGGTGTAGCGGATTCATCATAATATTTATTAGGAAATAGTAACTTATCACCTTTCAATTTACGTCTGTAATTTACTTGATGATTATTTAAAATATCTCTATATTCTTTTAGAAAATATTTCTTAATCAATTCATCCATTCCAGCATGAGTACCAACAATCTGTAGTATCTCATCACGAGTATACAAAATAAAATTTAAGAAATCTCCATTCTTATCATAGAAGGGTTTATACTTAGTTAGATCTAACATGCAACTTGAGTTACCATATGATACATCAAAGAGAATTTTCTTCTTGAATAACTCTTTATTTGGAGTCTTATCGAATATTTTTTTGAACAAATCATTCGTTTCATATCCAGTAAATTCTTGTAGGATCAATTGTCCTCCTTGTAGTATAGTCTGTTCCGTAATCATCTCTAGAAACCAATCATCTGGAGGAATATTATTATGAGGGAGATGTCTAAATTGTTCATTAACAAATTTAAAATGTTCAAATGCAATTGGAAAAATGAGAATTTCAATTCGGTTATTATCCTTACTCCATCGATTGAATCCTAAAGATGTATCGTATTTATATCCTCGTCTAGAAAAATATTCCATCATGGACATAATTGTATAATATGTAGGATCAATATGTATCATACGAATAGATTTTCCAGTATCAATAATTTCATTTATAAAAACAGGAATAACTTGATCCCAGAAATCTCTGTCTTTTTCTGATAATGAATCAAGATCTTTATGAGGATTAGTTCCAATTCCAATGTAAGTTAAGTCTTTAGGACTTGTAGACGTATATTCCAAAATTGTGGATAGTATCATTTCTGAAGGCAGTTCTGAAGAGGATGCCATGGTAAATTTGATTTGAATATATAAATATATATACAAATGTAATTTCAATTTTTTATATTCATTTATGAATATAAAAAAATTATTCAGTATCAATAAAACCACTATTTGGTTTACTCACAACAAATTCAACCTTTGGTTTCTTCTTACTATCATATGCATCTTTAAATTTTTGTGCTTCTTCCTTATTTGCCTTATAATATAAAATAGTATCCCATGTCTTCTTTAACTTTGGTAATGCTTCGGCAAAATATTTATCATCACGATATATACTAATGTTATGAGATGACACTACTCTAAAAAACAACGGTTGATCAAATTTATAATCAGTTGCAAGAGGTGATGATGGAAACTTCTCTTTTTCAGATTGAATCCATTCTAATATTTGATCTCTATCCATATTTAATGATGGAGGATATAGATATTTACTGTAAAATACTTTTGAATCATATTTCTCCTTTTGAACCCACTTCTTCGGTAATAACTGAATTACAGCATTTCTACCAAAATTTGGATTTATTTTTACTTGTTCATTTTGATTTTCTGTGTGATTTGGAATATAATTATCATTTAAAAATTCATCTTCACATGTATATTCTCTAATTGTTGCTTGAATAAAATCACATCTCTTCAAATTACAACATTGTAATTGTAATTGAACTTGCATGTAATAATAATCAGGACATATTCCATTTATAATCTCACCAGATGTATTAATTGGTCTCGAATATGGACACTTAATTTCAAGCATAGTTCCTAAAAGTGGAGAACCACGCGTACCATCCAATCTATAAGAACTACAAATACCATCTGGACTGGCACCAATAAAACTATATTGAGGATGTTGTAATAATCCAAATTCACCAATCTTTACATTATAAATATGCTCATATAACATTGTAATAATATGTTCATACTTCTTACCATGATGAACCATTTTATTTTCACTAAATACACGTCCAAATAATTTCTCATATATATAATCTTCCATTGTTCCATATTTACCTTTCTTCTCATAATCAATTGCTTGGAAAGCAGATGATGCTGTAATCATATTATTACGCATATCAAACCATGCTTTACTCTTTTGTTCTGGTTGAGGTAAATTCATCAAATATTCATAATATTCATCCAATCTATCATACTCTTCATCTTCTGGAGTTTTTTCAATAACTGGTTTCTTATAATATATCATTTCACCTTCCAATAAATTATTCATAATTGAAATAACTTGTTGTTTATTTATTTTAATATCATGATGTTCTTGTAGACTTATATGAGCATACTCGACTAATTCATCGAAGTCGTCTTTTGTTAAATATTCTAAATCATTCTCCTCAATATAAATATCTATTAGTTCATCGATATCTTTTTTGTAATCACCCATTGTATATAAATATCGTTTAATCTTTATATAAAAGAAGCATAAATCAATTTTTATTTAGATTTTTTATTAAAATCTAAATAAAAATTAGTGTGAGTAAAACGAGAGAACAATTTTTATTTTTTATTAGTGTTGGTTTTTACTTTATAATAATCTTTATAATACAACCTTTCTTTTCATCATACTCTACATTTCTAGCAATCAACTTTTTTTCATATAAATACTTTTTATACTCTTTTTCATCTAATTTATTATTTCTACAAAATTCAATAACTTTCATTTCACGATGAAAATAAGGTAACTTACTCCATGGTCTCTTAAACATATTTTCAACAAGATTATCCATCATACTCTTTTTAATCTCTTTTTTAAATACCATCTTTTGTGATTCATCGTGAATAACAACATCAATATTAGGATAATCCATTTTAATTGCAGTAATACGATCATCAATCATTCTATTTGTTATTCCATTAATATAGCTCATCTTATATAATATATATTCTTTTAGTCTTATATGTTTTTTTTACAATTTTTTTGATTTAAAATTGAAAATAGAAGTGATTGTGGGTTTTTGAATAATAAAATAAAAATGGAACAAAAAATAGAAGAACGAATAAAAAGATTTCAAGAATTGCATAATAACAAATGGTTTCATATTATGAATTGGAATCTTGATGTTATAATGTCTCTTGATAAAAAAAATAAATATAATTTAATAAAATATGGAAGTTGTTTCTATTTTTAAATTTCTGAATGATGAGTATTAGAATCATCTCTACATACAGGACATTTATAACTACATTCGGTTAACCAATGATCAATACAATTTAAATGAAATCCATGCGAACAATGTAATATTCTTACATTTGAGGTGTCATTGTAATCATCTAAACAAATTGAACATTCTTTATACTTTTCTTTATCTAAATCTGACCAACTTTTGATTGGTAATTTATCTAATTCTTCTTTATTAATTACATTTTTTATATCATTCATTGGTTGTGGTTGATATTGTGTACCATTGTTTAGATCGTTCAATAAATTCATTGTCATATTCATACTATGAAATATATAATGTTGTAACTGAATTGGTTGTAATGGTACAAATTGTGGTGGTATTGTGAAATTTAATACTATATTATTAAGATGATTTGGATTATTTAATAAATTTTGTAACATTAATAAGGATTGATCTGTAGTAGATATATTATTTTCTTCATTCTCTTCTTCCTCTTGTTCATTTTCTTCTTCATTTTCTTCTTCATTTTCTTCTTCATTTTCTTCTTCATTTTCTTCTTCATTTGCATTCAATATGCTATTAATTTCTTGCGAAAGATCTGGTGGATTAATTATATTTTCAAGAACATCACATACTTGACTATATCTTAAATCATATTCTGAATAAATATATTCTTTTCTTTGCCAAAAATAATACTGTAATGCATTTTTAATTTCAAGATTTGAATATGTATTTTCTCTTAAAAATGAGTATATTTCCTTTAATATTAATTTAATATCTCTTTTATCATAAAATGAATAAAATAGATTCTCGACTAAATCATTTGTAATTAAATTATCTTCAGACATATAATACAATTATATTCGAAATTTTTTATATAAACAAAATTATGGAAAGAATAATAAAATTTTTTGATAGAAAAATAATTGAAATGGTATCTATCTTTATTGGTATATATATTGTTTTATATCTATTAAAAATAGACGTATATTTAATCACTGCTATTATATTATTTGGATTATATTTTTATTATCGTTATACTGAAAGAGAAAAAGAAAAAGATATTATTTTAAATAGAAAAAAAGAGCCATTTAAGAATGAAATACAATCTGTTATTAATAAATATGATAATATTATAAATTTTTTATACTTTATAAGTGATTTTAAACAATATAATGAACAGGTATATGATCAATTTGTTATTAATTTAAATGATTTCTTTACATTATACGAAGATTATCAAGTAATACCAGACAATAAGAAAAAATTAATGGATGATGTCATATTTGATACTAAAAATAAAATATTAGAAGATTTATCATCATTTATTTACAGTTTTAATAATAATCCTATACTACGTCAAAAATTAGAAAAATCAGTTGATATGTTAAATAACATATTAAATGAATACATAAATGGCTTAAATATAAAAATAAATAGTATTGATGGTGCTTAGTAATTATTGACGAATACTCTCTTATCTGCTCCAAAATATGGTATTCTAACGAAATTATTAAATATAAACATGACTATTGAAACTATTAAAAATCCAGTCCCTAAAAATAAAATTCTATTTTCTTTAAATAATATTGATAATAAATTCACAATTGTAAGTTTATTATTTTTAAATAATCCAAATAATTCATCATATGTTTCAAGTAATGCTTTTAATGAATATGTTGTTAATTGTTGTAATGTTAAATTTAACATACTTGTTGGTAATTTCCTATCCTTTATATCATCTAGAGTTTCTGATATACTATCAAATAATTTATTTAATTTTGAATTATCTATACCGATATCTCCACCTCTACGTCTTGACGAAGTTGGTGTAGATGATCTAGATTTTCCTTGTTTAGGTGTTCTCTTTGGTGTTCTCTTTGGTGTTCTCTTTGGTGTTCTCTTTGGTGTTCTCTTTGGTGTTCTTTTTGGTGTTCTTTTAGGAGTTGTTTTTGCTTTTCCTTTTCCTTGTTTTGGTGTTCTCTTGGGTGTAGTTTTTGCTTTTCCTTGTTTGGGTGTTCTCTTGGGTGTAGTTTTTGCTTTTCCTTGTTTGGGTGTTCTTTTGGGAGTTGTTTTTGCTTTTCCTTGTTTGGGTGTTCTTTTGGGAGTTGTTTTTGCTTTTCCTTGTTTGGGTGTTCTTTTGGGAGTTGTTTTTGCTTTTCCTTGTTTGGGTGTTCTTTTGGGAGTTGTTTTTGCTTTTCCTTGTTTGGGTGTTCTCTTGGGAGTTGTTTTTGCTTTTCCTTGTTTGGGTGTTGTTTTGGGAGTTGTTTTTGCTTTTCCTTGTTTGGGTGTTGTTTTGGGTGTTGTTCTTGCTTTTCCTTGTTTGGGAGTTGTTTTTGCAATTCCTTGATTGGGTATTGTTTTTGCTTTTCCTTGTTTAGGAGATGTAATCACTTTTCCTTGTTTAGGAATTGTTTTTGCTTTTCCTTGTTTTGGTGGTTGTTGTTTTTGTATAGTTTTTGCCAATTGCTTAGTTAATTCTTTTGTAATTTTAGCCGTTAAATTCTTAGTGGCTTTATTTATAGTATCAGAAGTATTAGTAGTACTCATATAAATATATATATATAAAATTTATATAAAAATTGATATATTTAATTTTTATATATAAATAAATATTATATTTATAGAATATAATGTTATATCCAATTTGTCCTACATGTGGTCATCTATTAGCAGATATTGAAGTAGAATTTACCGATAAATATGAAAAAATTAATGAATCAAAAGATTCAGATGAAAAAAAAGGTAAAGAAATTGAAAAATTATTTGTTGAAGTAAAAATTAAAAAATATTGTTGTAAAATGAGATTAATATCTTATTTTAATCATATTAGAACTATTCTATAGATTATGTTGATTTTTTTGAGTTATCAAAAACAATTTCAATTGCTTTGTCATCACCAACTGGACTATCTTTTGATTCTACAGATTTATCATTCTTCATAGAATCAACAGATGCAATTTCAGTGACAAAATCTTTATTATTTATAATAATTGATACCATTTTTTTTAATTCTGTTTTATGTTTATTCCATATAAAATCAGGAATATTAGGAGCATCTTGTTGTAAATACTCCATTTGATTAATAATTGTATCTGTAAATTGTGAATTAATTTGTCTTGTTTCATTAAGTTTTTCATAAACTAGAATTTTTTCTATCATATGAACGATTTTATTATAACCATTTGCTAATTTTAAATGAGTATTAACTAATCTACTTAAATCAAAATAATTCTGTAATCCTGATAAAGTAGTTGCAATAAATGAAGCTGCACCATTAATAAGAGTCAGATATGGAATCTGTGCGAAATAATTTGAAAATGTTGATGTTGTATTAAAAACTCCAACTAGTATAGCTGGTACTCCCATATATTTGTGGATTCGATCTAAATATTCAGATGTTTCTTTATGACATTTATAAAATACTTTACATTTAGAATACCAATATTTTAATATTAATTTAGATGATGTACTTAATGTAGCATTGGAATTCATCTTTATTAGTGTATCAGTATTAATATCATTACTAGACATATATTATAATATAAAAAAATTATTCTATAAAAAATTATTCGATTAATTCAATTATCTTTCCAATACCTTTTGTATTTCCTTCTCTAAAGAAAAATAACACATTCGTTTCTAATATTTCAGGAAATCTCATAAATTGTAAAACACATTCATATTCATTGATTTTATCATCATTCTTCTTAATTTCTAAAATCTTTGCATTTTGTCTTATTGTTCTACAATGAATTACTGGTTGATAATTTACACGTATATTCGTGGTAATTGTATTGAATACTTTAATTATTGCTTTAAATTTAAAATATACATTCTCCGGCATTGGACGATCAGTTATAATTAATCCTTTACGTATCTGATTTATTATTAATGCTTCTTTTGGATTTGTAAATTTTATACATGCATTACAAACATTATTTGGGTCTGTATATTCTACTAATTCACGATGATTATTATGAATGCTTCTAATACGAATTTGATAAAAGTAAACCTTCTTTTTATAATCCTCGATATATCCATTAATATTTGATTGAGGGAAAAAAATTGGTCCAATATAATAATTCTCATTTGTTTCTATCTTTTTATTCCATAATGATCCACTTACAACAATTCCTAACCCACTAATAGAATATTTAGTATCAATATACATCATTAAATCTTTACTTTGAATACTACTCATGATTTTTTCATTCTTTGGCATAACTTTGAATATCTCGTGAATTTTACTAATATTTTCACCAGTCTTACATGAAATAGATAAAACAGGTATAGTTTGAATATAATCGTTTGTTTCTATTTTTTTAATGTATGATGATAATTGCTCATCATTATCTACAAAATGTAAATCTCGTTTAAACATTTTTCCATTAAAAATCTTTTTAATACTCAGTCTAGTTTTTTCATATACCTCTTTTGGTGTCATATCAATCTTTGTTAAGATAATTATAATAGGAAGTCGTAAATATAGCAGAATACTCAAATGTTCTTCTGTAATACGATTAACTCCCATATTTGATCCAATAACAACAATTCCATAATCAACAAAACTTCCAAGTATACCATACAATGTCGTCTTAAGATATTTTTCATGACCTGCTAAATCAATCAATGTAACTGTTTTATTTTGTTCTGGATACTTAACATAATTAAAAGATATTTGAGATGTTCTACCACTATCTAATTCATGCTTAGTTTTTAAAATAAGACTTCTCGCATATCCTCTACCATCATCGATTATGTCATTGGTTAGAACACCAATTGTTGTACTTTTACCAGCATCGACAGAACCGCCGATACAAATTTTTATATCTTGCATTTATAATTAAAATAAATTATAATAAAAAATAATTTTTAATCAATTTTTATTATATAAATGATATATTCTAATAAAATAGAGAATAATGTATTGATGATAAGAATGATAGAGAACAATAACATAAATTCTTTTTTTATAAAATTAAATATTAACATTTCAATTATACATATTTTTAGAGAATTATATCTAAATATACATAAAAATAATAATTATAGTAATACAATTGATAATGTATTAATAGAATATAAAAATAATCAAATTAGATTTGAAGGCAGCAATTTTGAATATAAAATTAATAAGAATCAAGAAATTATTGATTTTATTGATAAAATAATCACAAATTTAATGATTTATGAACAAGATATTGAAAGTCCTCGTGCAAATTATGTTTGATTATTTTTTAATACTATTTTTTAATTTACTATATTTTTCAACAAGTTCATTATATTTTAAGATGAGTTCTTTTTTCTCATCTTTTAATTTTTTATTTTCATCTTTTAATTCTTTTACATCATCTTCATTTTTGTCTATAATATCTTCAACTTTTTGTTTGTAAAATAATTCTGAATTACCTACTTGGACACTCCATGTTAATTGTTTAGGAGGATAACCAGATGCTAAAACTATATATTTATCAGCATTATCTTTATTAATTAATCTACCACCTAATCTAAATTTTTTAACAACTTTCTTACCCTCTTTTTCAAATACAAAATATCTAAATTCAGTACCAAGAGGAATTGTTTTTAAAACTTCAAGATCTTTAATTTCTACATAACCAAGTAATTTTTCATCAATTTCTTCTTTTGTTAATTTTTCTTGTAAGGTTTGTTTTCCCCTTTTATAATCATCATTTCCTAATCTAGTAGTCATTCTTATAATATATAAATATAATATATATAATATATTTATAAATTAAATGTCGTTTATATTAGTTAGTTTTTCATATGTTATATCATATGATGTCATATTTTCTAAAATTGAATGAACATCTGATGGTTCTTTAACATCAATACCTATTATAATCGGTCCCGTTTCTTTATTTATTAATTTTGTATACCTAAAATATATTATATCATCATTGGGTCCAAGACATTTCATTATAAATTCTTTTAATGCTCCTGCGCGTTGTGGTAATTCTATTTTAAAATAATGTTTTAATCCATGATATATTTGTGATCTTTCTAAGATTTCAGGCATTCTAAATACATCAGAATTTCCTCCAGATATTACACATACCACATTTTTATTTACTATTTCTTCCTGCATTAAATCTAATGCACATAATGATAAAACACCAGCAGGTTCTATAATATATCCACTCTCATTATACATTTCTAATATTTTTGAACAAACATGTCCTTCATTCACTAGTAAAATATTATCTATATTCTTTTTACAAATTTTATAATTTAAATCTCCAACTGTTTTTACTGAAGCTCCATCAACAAATGTATTAATTTTATTCAATGTAATAACTTTACCAGCATTGAATGCTTCAGTCATTGAAGGTGCTCCTAAAGGTTCTACTCCAATAATTTTAGTTTTTGGATTTATTTCTTTAATATATGATGATAATCCAGCACTTAATCCACCTCCTCCGATTGGAACAAATATATAATCTATTAATCTAGGAGTTGGATGTTGTTTAAAAATTTCTAATCCAACTGTTGCTTGTCCTTCAATAACTTTTTCATCATCAAACGGATGAACAAATTCTTTTTTATTTTCTAAAGAATGTTTTTTAGCAATATTAAATGATTCATCAAAATTAGAACCTTCTAAAAAAATATTAACATAAGATCCACCAAAGTTTTTAACTTTATCTATTTTTTGTTTTGTTGTTATTTTAGGCATAAAAATATCACCTTGTATAGATAATCTATTACAACTGAAAGCTACACCTTGAGCATGATTTCCAGCAGAACAAGTAACAATACCATTCTTATTTGGTAAAGATGACATTTTATTAAATGCTCCTCTAATTTTATAAGATCTTACTGGTGTTAAATCTTCTCTTTTCAAAAATATATTTGATTTATATTTAGATGATAAATCTGTATGTTGAGTAAGAGGAGTATAATTAAAAAGAGTTTGTATTAACTTTGAAGCATGTAAAATATGATTTATTTTTGGATAATAGGGAAACATATGAATAATATTAATATAATCTTAAATATCTTATGTTAAAATACGTTAAAATATGTTAAAATATTTATATTTATCTGTATATGTATACAAAACGAATATCATGTGTATTATGTAAATCATTAATATTAGATAATTTTTATACTTTAAAAAATTTTCCAATCATACATTCAATGGTAACTACTGATGAAAAAGATGATATATATATGGATTGTGAATGGAAAATATGTAAAATATGTAGATGTGTGCAATTAGGAAATTTAATTGATCCAACAATATTATATTCAGACGATAATAAAATATTATTAACATCATTCTGGCGGAATCATCATAATGAATTTACTAATTTCATAAATAAATCAATTAATCTTACAACAATTTGTGAAATTGGTGGAGGAAGTAATCCATTATATTCTTTTTTTAAAAATAATGATTTAAAATACACGGTTCTTGATATTTATGAAACTAATAAAAAAATAGATAATATAAAATATCAGATTGGAAATTGTGAAAATTTTACTAATTATAAAGATGAAACTGTAATAATGAGTCATACATTTGAACATTTATATGAACCTCATAATTTCTTAGAAAGTATATCTAAATCTTGTGTAAAAAATATATTTATTTCAATTCCAAATTTTAATTCATATTTAAAAAATAAAACATCAATTTTATTCATAAATAACCAACATACATTTTACTATGAAAAAGAAAATATTAAAAGTTTATTTGAAATGTATGGATTTATTCAAATCAATGTAATTAATTTTAAAGATCATTCTTTATTTTTTCATTTTCAAAAATCAAATTCAATAATACCTTATCAAATTAAACCAATCAATGTTGAAAAAGAATTATTTGAACATTTTAATTCAATTTTACTAAATATTAAAAATTTTAAATTAGATAAACCATTTTATATTATGCCATCATATATGCTTGGACAAATAGTTTATAATTTTTTAAATAATAAAGAACATATTTTAGGATTTATTGATAATGATATTAATAAATGTAATAAAAGAATTTATGGTACATCTTTATTAACTTTTGAACCATCTATACTATCATCCCATGAATGTAATGATATACTTATTATTAAGACTCCTTATTATGATGAAATGATGAATCAAATAAAAATTATTAAACCAAACATTATAATACATACGTTAGAATTATAAGAATAATTATTTATTTGTTAATTCAGTTAATAACATTTCAATTTGTTTTCTTAAAGTTTTCTTTGTTAAAGGAGGTGGAGGCGGTGTTTTAGAATAAAATATATAATTATTTGTATATGAAATTGAATATCGTTTAGTAGGTGTTTCCATTAAAAATCGTGTTGTTGTATATCTTCGTGTATTTAATATGTCTAATAAAACGCCACCTTTACGTAATTGGCCTTTTAAATTGATTAACATTATATGACCTCCTGGTTTTACAAATGGAAGGGTATCATGTGTTATATAAGTATATCCTTTCAATTGATCTTTATATAGATTATAATGTTCTTCAATAAAAGAATTCATTATCTTATAATATATAAGAAAATAATTATATATTTTAATATGAGTAATTTTAACTGGGTTAATTCATTTGATGAAAATAATAACTATATTATAGATATTGAGAATAAATTCAAAAGTAGTTGTAAACTATCATTAAATGAAATAATTAATACAGCAATTGAAAATAAGGCATCTGATATTTTTAATTTTAGTGTTGAAAATGAAGCGATTAATAATAAAATGAAAGAAATATTATTAATTAAAAATTTAAAAGATTTTACAGATCTTGAATTAATGGAAAAAGAAGCATTGATAATTATTTATATCAATAGATATTTATTAAAGAATAAATTATCAGAAACTGATAAGCAATTTTTTATAGATCTATTTAATTGGATTAAAGATTTATCATCATATTTTTCTGATAAATTGGGATTAACAAAGATATCTCATTCTAAAAGATTTAAAGAAGAATTCTTGATAAATAGATGTTCTTATAAATTTTGTAATTATAAAGATAATTGTGAATTTAATTATGATAAAAAAGGCAAGAAATGTAATTCTGATCATTATGTTCATCACATGGTATATGCTGATTGTGAAAGTTTAATTAATTATTTAATAAATAATAATTTAGAAAAAGTTGATCATCATAATGAAATGATGAAATGTATTAATACATTAATGTTTGTTATTAATCATATGTATAATGAATTAAAAAACAAAATATTTTATAATAAGAATAAAAACTTAACTGAATTACATCAAAATAACAATTTATCATTTGAAAAAATTACTTCTACCAATAGATTTGATTCCTTAAAAGATATACAAAATACTAACAGAAAAAATGATACTTTTTTTAAGAATGATAAACAAAAGCGAAAATTATAAGA